ATCTCGTTCATTTCAGATTTCCCTAGTGAGATTGGTCTTGACAAATACATTGACTATGACCTACAATTCAGCAAAGCCTTCTTAGAGCCACTCAAGACTATTCTTGATGCGATTGGATGGCATGTTGAGAAAACTGTAAACCTTGATTCATTTTTTGCCTGATGGACTTCTTACGCGATATTGTAAAAGAGATTGGCGATGAGTACACACAACTTGCCTCAGACATCGACGAAACTGAAACCTATGTGGACACGGGTTCTTACGTTCTTAATTCACTGGTCTCAGGTAGCATATTTGGTGGTGTTTCTGGGAATAAGATTACTGCCATTGCTGGTGAGTCTTCTACTGGGAAGACTTTCTTTAGTCTCGCTGTGGTTAAGAATTTTATGGATAGTAATCCTGACGGTTACTGTTTGTACTTTGACACTGAGGCAGCAGTTAACAAATCTCTTCTTTCAAGTCGTGGGATTGACTTAACCAGACTGGTTGTTGTGAATGTCGTAACAATTGAACAGTTTAGACAGAAGGCACTACAGGCTGTTGATATATATTTAAAAACACCAGAAGACGAACGTAAACCTTGTATGTTCGTGTTAGACTCTTTGGGTATGTTATCCACAGAGAAAGAGATTACTGACGCACTGAATGATAAGCAAGTTCGAGACATGACTAAATCTCAACTTGTCAAAGGTGCATTTAGGATGTTAACATTGAAACTTGGTCAAGCAAACATTCCAATGATTGTTACCAATCATACCTACGATGTTATTGGTTCTTACGTTCCTACAAAAGAAATGGGTGGTGGTAGTGGTCTCAAGTATGCCGCTAGTACTATCATTTATCTTAGTAAGAAGAAAGAGAAGGATGGAACGGAAATCGTTGGAAACCTTATCAAGGCAAAGACTGCTAAGTCGCGTTTAAGCAAGGAGAATAAAGATGTCACTATTCGTTTATTTTATGATCATAGGGGTCTTGATCGGTACTATGGTCTACTTGAGTTAGGAGAGCTTGGTGGACTATGGAAGAATGTTGCCGGACGGTATGAGATGGACGGTAAGAAAGTCTATGCCAAGGTGATCCTGAAAGACCCAGAAACATATTTCACCCCAGAGGTGATGGAACAATTAGATCAAATTGCACGGAAAGAGTTTAGTTATGGAGAAGGTTGAATTTCTTGTACTCAAGAATTTATTACATAATGAAGACTTCTTAAGAAAATGTATTCCCTTTATCAAACCAGATTACTTCCAAGATACTAATCAGAAGATTGTATTTGAGGAGATAACTGACTTCGTAAATCAGTATAATGACGTTCCGACTCAAGAGATTCTTTCTATTGAGATTGAGAAGAGAAGTGATATCAATGAGTCTAACTTCAAGGAAGTTACTCACCTCATTAGTTGTCTAGAAAACGAACCAACCGACCATGATTGGTTGTTAAATACTACTGAAAAGTGGTGTAGAGAAAGAGCCATCTATTTGGCTTTGATGGAATCAATTCAGATTGCAGACGGTCAGGATAATAATAAAGCTCCCGATGCAATTCCATCTATTCTTTCTGATGCACTTTCTGTAAGTTTTGATAATCATGTTGGTCATGATTATCTTCTAGACTACGAAGAGAGGTATGAGTCTTACCACAGAAAAGAGAATCGGATTCCATTCGACTTGGACTTTTTTAACAAGATTACAAAGGGTGGTCTTCCTAATAAGACACTCAACATCGCACTTGCTGGAACTGGTGTTGGCAAATCCTTGTTTATGTGTCATATGGCTTCTTCTGTTCTTCTTACTGGTAAGAACGTATTGTATATTACTATGGAGATGGCTGAAGAGAAGATTGCGGAACGTATTGACGCCAATCTTTTGAATGTAAATATTCAAGACATAGGTGAACTTCCTAAACAGACTTTTGAGACGAAGGTAACAAACCTCGCACAAAAGACTCAAGGAACACTTATCATCAAAGAATATCCAACCGCAAGTGCACATAGTGGACACTTTACCGCACTTCTTAATGAACTTGCACTTAAGAAGTCATTTAGACCTGACATTATTTTTATTGATTACCTCAATATTTGTGCTTCCTCTAGGTATAGGGGAGGTAACAATGTTAATTCATATACAGTTATTAAAAGTATTGCTGAAGAACTTAGAGGATTGGCTTGTGAAGCAAACGTCCCTATCGTATCTGCCACGCAGACCACTCGTTCTGGTTATGGTAGCTCTGATGTCGAGCTTACTGATACTTCTGAGTCCTTTGGTCTCCCTGCTACTGCTGATCTTATGTTTGCCCTTATTAGTACTGAAGAGCTCGAATCCTTGGGACAGATACTTGTGAAGCAATTGAAGAACAGATACAATGATGGTAATGTCTACAAGAGATTTGTGATTGGTATTGACCGTGCCAAGATGAGACTATACGATTGTGAGCAGACAGCACAGGATGACCTTCTTGACAATAAGAAGGATGAGGAGTATACTTATGATGATAAACCCAAAAAGACATTTGAAGGGTTCAAGTTTTAATGAAACTACGACAACAAGAAACTACTAAAACTATGACTATCGATCCTACCAAATATGTTGACTTCGTTCGTCAAACGACAAGTCAACCAAGTCTTGATTGGCCTACTCTTTCAAAACGACTTACAGAACTTGAAGTCAAAGATGATTGTAATGTCACTCAATTGATGACAGCAGCATTTGGTTTGACTGCTGAGGCTGGTGAGTTTGCTGAAGTTGTGAAGAAGATGTTTCTTCAGGGTAAACCATATACTGAAGAGAATGTCTTTCATATGAAACGTGAGATGGGTGACATTATGTGGTACATGGCACAAGCATGTATGGCACTTGACACTGACTTCGATGAAATTCTTTCAATGAATGTAGAGAAACTCAGTGCTCGTTATCCAGAAGGAACATTTGATGTTCAGTATTCCGAAAACCGTAAAGAGGGAGATGTATGATTACACTTGAACTAAATTTACAACAAGCAGCAGTCGTTCGTCAGGCTTTGTTTGTAGAACAGAAGGGTTACACACTTGACCCTACTTGTACCCCAGCACGTATTGTTGACGTTCGTAATGTCATTGCAACACTTGACAAACATATCGATGACATGCTAGAATATGATACTAGTGGAAAGTAGTTTATGACATACGATTTTTCTTTTGCACATTCTCCTGAAGGATTTGATAATCATATCAACGATAGTATTAGAGGTTATTCAAACCTTCTAGAGGACACTGTATCATTCTCTCGATACTTTGTAGAAGACCATACTAAAGTCGTTGATGTTGGGTGTTCAACTGGTAAACTTACCAAGATGATTATTGGTAACAACCCTAATCGTCAGTATGCACATTATGTGGGTGTAGAACTTGCTGGTAGTTTCTATGATGACCTTGAAGAACGTCATATTGAAGTTCGTAAGGAATACCCTAGTGCAATGTTAGAATGGGTCCGTGGTAATGTTACTAACTATGAGTTCAAGAACTGTTCTCTAGTGACATCACTATTCACTCTACAGTTCATGCCTAAGACTACCAGACAAGATACTATCAATAAGATATACAATGGTCTCAATGAAGGTGGTGCATTTATCTTTGCAGAGAAGTTGATGTGTGAGAACGCATTCTTCCAAGAACTTCTTACATTCAATCATTATGACTACAAGAGAAAGACTTTCTCTGCTGAACAAATTATGGATAAGGAGAAACAACTTCGTGATATGTTGAAACCTAATACATGGTCTGAGTTGAGAGATATGGTAATGATTGCAGGGTTCAAAGACTGTCAGATCTTCTGGAGAAACCATCAGTTTGTTGGAGTAATTGCAATTAAATAAACTGACACAGGGGCCTTGACAGGTCCCTTTTTTAGGGTTATAATATATTCATGGAAATTAAAGGACTCGCTTGATAGATAAAATCCTGGTAAATATTATCCGGGATCAAGTTCCCACAGATACTGTGGGGATTTTGTTGTCTGGAGGTGTAGATAGTTTGAGTTTGGGTTTTGCTGCCCATCGTCTCAGCAAAAAGGTCACCGCATATACTTTCCATCTGGAAGGTGATAAGTCTTATGATGCTCACAAGGCTGAAGAAGTTAGTAATGAGTTTGGTTGGGACTGTAATACTATTGTTGTTCCTAAAAATAATCTTGTAGATGACTTTAAACGTCTGGTCAAAGACTATGACTGTAGGAAGAAGACACACTTTGAGTGTACATTTCCCTTCCTATATGTTTTTCCTTACATCAAGGAGTCATATCTCTTAAGTGGTATTGGTGCTGATGGTTACTATGGAGTCAGTAAGAAAGCAATATTACATTTTAAAGAACCGAAAGAATTGTTCGATCAATTTCGACGTAATTACTTCATGCCACATAATGTGACAGGATTTCGTCAGATTGAACAACTAGCAAATAATAAAAATATTAAACTAGTCCACCCATACATCTATCATAATGAAGTGAGGGAATACTTCTTTCAATATGATTGGTTTCAACTCAATCAACCAAAACAAAAACAGGTTGTCAGAGATGCTTTCAAAGAAGAATTTGATAGAGTTACTAATGTGAAAGATCATATTAATCTTCAATTAGGTTCTAACATTGATCACTTATTCGAAACGCTGTTGGATAATAAAATGCTAAATAATCGTGGTAGGAAGAGGGTCATGGATTTGGCTTCTGACTACGCATCAACTGGAGAAGGAGTCCTACCAATATGAAACTACCATATAAACTACAAGATGTGTACGATGGTGAGGCACAATCAAAGTTCACTGTCATCTCTACCTTTGCTGGTGGGGGTGGTTCCTCTACAGGATACCGTCTTGCAGGTGGTAAAATCCTGTGTATCAATGAGTTTGTAGAGGAAGCAAGAAGGACTTATTCTGCAAATTATCCATCAACTCACATTGTTCCTAATGACATTAAGGAATTGGTGGGTGGTGACTTTCTCAAGATCACTGGCCTGAAGCCCGGTGAACTAGACATCCTTGACGGGTCACCACCCTGTTCAGCATTCTCTGTAGCAGGGTCTATGTGCCGTGGAGAAGGGTCTAAACACTCTGATGGTTGGGGTAAGACCAAGAACTACTCTGATGGTAAGAAGGTTGAGAACATCGAAGATTTATTCTTTGAATATATCCGTGTTGCCAAATCAATCCAACCCAAGGTTATTGTTGCTGAGAATGTCAAGGGGTTGACAATTGGTGAAGCAAAGACTTATTATGCTAAGATTACTAATGCATTTGAGGAGATTGGTTATCTTGTTACATCAAAAGTAATGAGAGCATCTTTTCATGGTGTTGGTCAAGGTAGAGAACGACTAATCTTTATTGCAGTTCGTAATGATATTGCAGATAAGATTGGTCTAAATGTTCTTACTGTATCTACGTTGTTTCCTCCCACTTCACCCAAAGAAACTGTCATCTCTGACATTATCGATGGTGTAGAGAATGACCCTGAGGATGTAAATAGACTGACTGAACACATGTTGAACAGTAGTGTCTATCAAAGTGTGGTTAAGAAGATGCCAAAGAATCCTAAAAAGATTCTATCTGGCATGGACTATCATGAGAAGGGTCATTGTTTCAATACAAAGAGGGCATCATTTTTCAAAGCAGCACCAACACTTACTGCTAGTGGTGGATTGATTCATTGGAATGAAGATAGAAGTTTTACAATTCAAGAACTCAAAAGACTTCAATCACTTCCTGATGATTTTATTTTAACTGGTACTCATTCACAACAATCTGAAAGGGTTGGTAGAATGGTTCCTCCACTAATGATGAAGGCCATCGCAGAAAACATTTACAAAGAAGTATTATCAAAACTATGAAACTACTAACACTTGAAGATTATGAATTGGCAGGTCAAACATTTTGGCCTAAGTATTGGTACGTCGCCAAAGAACTTGGTGAAGGTGCTAAGACGGAAGAAGTTCTTAAATGTATGGAAGCAATCGGAACTGTTGCACTAAAGGTAGCACTAGAAGAAGAATCTGTAGGTCCATTTGGATTTAACAAAAAGACTGACACACCAGACATAGAATAAATATTACAAAGAGAGAATATTATATGCTTTCTACTCAGTACAGACTCAAACTAGAATTTATTTGCAAGTGTATTACTAATGGTGAAGAAGTCAAACTAGCTGATATGGTATGGGCGCAGAAACTTGCGAAAGCAAATACATCTGCCCATGAAATGTTAAAAAAGGCACGAAGACAATCTTCACAAGACATTGAGGAAGGTAGTATGGATGACTTCTTAAACAATATGGGGTTAGGAGACCCTGATCCAGCAAACCACAAGACGGGATTTGGATCTGCTGATGAAATTGCAGATTGGTTTAAGAATGATCGACCAGAGGATTGGAGAACAAGAGATTAAAATGCAAGCAGTAATTTACAGCAACGGTAGTCAAGAGTGTGAGAGAATGATATCTCTTCTTAAATCTCTTGGTGATGACTTTCATGAATATGTTTTAGGTGTTGACTTTGATGATAAGGCATTTGAGGCAGAATTTGGATCAAATGCAACATATCCTCAGGTTGCAATCGGTTATCATCACATTGGTAGTATGAAAGAAGCACTTCAGTATATGAA